TATGGTGACATTACTTATAATGGTCATGCTAAAAAAGGTGAAGAATACAGAAACAACATGACTAATTTTGGTATCATTATGGAAATCAAAGGCATTGAAAATCCATTTGAGTGGAGTCGTAATGTTGTGTCTAAATTGCAACAAGATGGAACAGGATTATATTACAGTCCATCAAGAGTAGCAGGAATCACATCAGAAGGTGAAATGGTTAGCAGCTATCCAGTTGCAGAAACATCTCAAATTGAAGAAGCTATGGGTGAATATTGGAATTACATTAAAAATTTCATTGATGACATGAATAAAGTATTTGATTTTGGTGATGATTGGGGAGTTTATGTGCCTGAAGTAAAATATCTTTCACCTGAACCACTTGTTAAATATAAAAATTTGAGTCTTACTAAATATCCAAATGTTTATTTTGTAGGAGATGCATTATCAGCAAGAGGAATTACAGTAAGTGGTGCTCATGGAATTTATGTTGCTGAGTCTTTACTTAACGACAAATACCATCTAGAAGATGTATGGTATGATGGAGATTTAACACTTTTTATTTAAACTATATACAATAAGTTATGCAAACAATTAAAATGAAAACCGTTGATGGTAAAATTATTTATTATTTCAACAATGACGAACGTAGAGTACTACATAATTGGGATGGTCCTGCATTGATTCATTCAAAAGATCAAAAACAAAAACCAGAATATTATATTTTTGGAGAACGAAAAACTAAAGAACAGTGGGAAGAAGCTAAAAGAGACTTTAATGGCATTCCACCATCAAAAGATCCACGTTACGAACAATCAATGTAATAATATGAAAATAGGTTTAACAGGTACAATGAGTGTAGGTAAAACTACATTGGTAAATGCTTTAAGAGCACATGATTTTTTTAAGAATTATGAAACTGCTACTGAACGAAGTAAATACTTAATGAGTTTAGGCATTCCTCTTAATACTGATAGTACTTTAAAAGGTCAATTTATATTTTTAGCAGAAAGAAGTACTGAATTAATATTTGACAATATTATTACAGACAGAACTATATGGGATGTTTGTAGTTTTACAGCTTTATCTAAAAGTATTCCTAATAGTCAAAAGTATGATTTTGAACATGCTGCTATGAATCTTAAAGATGAATATGATTTAGTAATTTACGTAAAACCTGATGGAGTAGAAATAGAAGATAACGGAGTTCGTGAAACTAATAGTAAATATAGAGATCAAATAGATTATCAAATTCAAAATCTTTTAGAAGCATATCCACCTAAAAATTTATTAGTAGTAAGTGGATCTACAGAAGAACGTGTAAAAGCTATATTTGAACATATTTATACTAAAATGTAAATATGGACAATATAAATTTTTCAAACGATTTATTTAGAAAAATGGTACAGGCTTTCAAACCCCAACCAATAAATGAGGTAGAAGACGTACAAGAAGCTGTACCTTTTAAAAAACATGCTTTTGGTGAAATGAAACTAAAAGATACTGATGTTAAACTTAAAGAAGAAACTTTAAATGAAGTAGATCCCCAAAATTTAACAATAGGTAAAGAATATGTTTATGTGGGTGGAATGCCTGGTTCAGGAGAACCTGGAAGAACATACATGAAATATAAAGGTATTGCTAAAGATATTAAAGGAACAACATATCATTTATTTGATGATGGTAGAGGCACATCAGGAGTATTTGCTGATAATGACGTTATGTTAAGATTTAAAAGTCCTGAAGAATCTATGAGAAGTGAGTTTGACATGTGGAGATCATCATTAGAAGAAATGAATTTTGATGTTGATGATGAAGCTAAAGACGTAGATGCTGAAGCTGATAACATGTTATAATATGAAAACAATATCAACGGTTATAGGTTTATTGATTATAATAGTTGTGTTGTATTTTTGGTTTCATAAACCAACCCCACTTTATTCTAACGATAAAGAACAACAATATTATAATACTATAGACAGTTTAAATAAAGAAATAGCTAAAGATAAACAAAAAATAGCTAGTTTAGATTCAGTAAAAAATGTCTTAGCTGCTCAAATTGCTAAAGATAAAAAAGACTTAGAAGCAGCCGCTAAAAGAGCATCAGAATATAAAGAACAATATGAAGAAGAACGTAATCGTCTTAATGGTATGTCTAATGTTGATATTGCCAGTAAGTTCACAAAAACTTTTAAATGATACTAATGTAGTAGTACCGGTTTCTGCTTTAAGGAATGCGTTAGAGGTAAAAGTAGAACGAGACTATTTAAAAAAACAAATTACTGTCAGTAGAGATACCATTAAAAGTCAGTCTAGTATTATTAAATCACAAGATTCTACAATAAAAGTTAGTGATATTCAAATAGCTTTATATAAGAAAAACGAAACTAGACATGATAGTATAATTATTAGTTATAAAGGTGTAATAACAGAAAAAGAAAATCAAGTAAGTGATTTACAAACTAAATTAAGTAAATCCTATGTACTTACTGGTATAGTAGCAGCAATTAGTATATTTTTAATAGTATTGTTATGAGCGAGTTAAATGATATTCCAAAACAACTTTCCATAAAAGAAGCTATTCAACAAGAACTTCTTAAATGTAAACAAGATCCTGTTTATTTTTGTAAAAAATATTACATGATTCAACACCCTACCAAAGGTAGAGTTCATTTTAATTTATACCCGTTTCAGGAAAGTGTATTAAGATTATTCTTAAAAAATAAATTTAGTTTAATAAATAAATCAAGACAATTAGGAATTAGTACATTAAGTTCAGCGTATGCTTTATGGCTTATGCTTTTTAATACTGACAAAAACGTATTGTGTATTGCTACTAAAACAGAAACAGCAAAAAACATGGTAACTAAGGTAAAATTTGGATATGATAATTTACCTAGTTGGATGAAAATTAAATCTTTAGAAAACAATAAACTTAGTATACGACTATCAAACGGTAGTCAAATGAAAGCCGTATCAGCTGCTGGTGATAGTGCGCGAAGTGAAGCCGTATCTTTGTTGCTTATTGACGAGGCCGCGTTTATCGATAACATTGAAGAAGTATTCGTATCTGCCCAACAAACCTTGGCGACTGGTGGTGGATGTATTGCTATGTCTACACCATATGGTACAGGAAACTGGTTCCACAGAACTTGGGTAAAAGCAGAAGAAGGTCAAAATAGTTTTTTACCAATTAGATTACCATGGGACGTTCATCCTGAGCGAAATCAAAGTTGGAGAGACCAACAAGATGTAGATTTAGGACCTAGAATGGCTGCTCAAGAATGTGATTGTGACTTTACAACTTCTGGTGACACAGCTATTGATCCTGCTATTCTAAACTGGTATTTAATTCAAGCAAAAGAACCTTTAGAACGTAGAGGTTTAGATGGTAATCTTTGGGTGTTTGAAAGACCAGACTATTCAAAAATGTATGCTGTTGTAGCTGACTGTGCTCGAGGAGATGGAAAAGATTATAGCGCTTTCCATGTTTTTGACATAGAAACTAATACTCAAGTAGCAGAATATAAAGGACAAATAGGAACTCGTGACTATGGTCATTTTTTAGTTGGCATAGCTAGTGAATATAATAATGCTTTGTTGGTTATTGAAAATGCTAACGTAGGATGGGACGTAGTTCAAACAGCAATTGAACGAGGTTATCCAAACATGTATTATAGTCCAAGACAAGACGCAGCTCTTACTAATGTAGAAATGTACTTAAATAAATTTGACTCAGGACAAGGGATGGTGCCTGGTTTTAGTACAACTTTACGTACTCGTCCATTAGTTATTGGAAAAATGATTAGTTATTTACATGAAAAAAGTGTAACTATTCAAAGTAAACGTACTTTAGAAGAATTAAGAACATTTATTTGGAAACATGGTAAAGCTCAAGCACAAGATGGCTATCATGATGACTTAGTAATGGCTTTAGGTATTTGTATGTTTTTAAGAGACACAAGTCTTAAATATAAACAAACAGGAGATCAATTAACTATAGCAAGTTTAGAAAATTTTGGAAAATCAACAACATCTGTAGGACCTGGTGTTTATCAAGGTGGAAGTTACCGAGGAATAGGCGGAGGAAATGGAGTTCCTAACCAATGGAATATGGATATAGGCAATGGTCAGATGATGGATTTAACTTGGCTGATTTAATAATATTTATTATCATATATAAGAATGGCTATATTTGACAATTTAAAACGACTTTTTAGTTCTGATGTAATTATTAGAAATGTAGGGGGAGATGAACTAAAAATACTAGATACAAACAATATTCAAACAACAGGGGTATTAGCGACAAACTCTGTTGTAGATAGATTTAGTAGAATTTATACAACATCTGGAATATCAGCATATGCTGGACAGATGGCTATCAACTATCCATCTCTTCGTCCTCAACTTT